GGCGTATACGTTAACACTGAATTGAATCAAGGTCATGTTGGTTCTGAGTATGTTGCTAGGGCTCTAGATATCCACGTTGGTTACGAAGGAGGCACTGAAAAAGTTGCTTACTACGTCCAAGGTGGTCCAACAGTTCTAGCAGCTAATGGTGTTGACGGTACTGAGACTGAACTCTCTGGAAAAATCGGAACTAACCTTAAGGCTACAGACAAGTTAGCATTCTATGGTGAGTTTGCTGGTATTTCTGCTGGTGATTTAGACAACGTTTACAACGTTAAAGCTGGAGCTAAGTATAGCTTCTAACACCCACGGTTGGGGCAGCGGAACTGTCCCACACATTAATTCTATAAACATTTAACACAATGCCTTTTAATCAAAATACTGC